AAGCGACCGTAAGCGAAGCGACCGTAAGCGAAGCGACCGTAAGCGAAGCGACCGTAAGCGAAGCGACCGTAAGCGAAGCGACCGTAAGCGAAGCGACCGTAAGCGAAGCGACCGTAAGCGAAGCGACTGCAAGCGAAGTAACTGCAAGCGAAACGATAGCTAACGAAGCAACAAACATAGTAAATGCAAACGAATCGACCGTAAAAAGCGAAGCGACAAACATAGTGACAGAAAGCGAAGCGACAATTGAAGAATCTACTTCCACAAATGAGAATATAGGAATAGAGATTAATGAACAACCAAAACCTATTGTTCAAAAACCACCAGTAAGGCGCACTGGAAAAAGAGGAATGTTCGGTTAAAAATAAGATAATACGATTTATCTCATTTTTTTAAGATTTAGAATAAAAACTTAGCACCCATACCGACGCTTTGTTTTTTACGATTTGTTCTATTTCGTCTACGCTTTTTATAGGGCGCTCGACGAGATAAAATAGATTTCTTTTCGGATTTCTGCGAATCTTTGGTATCCTCTAACATTTTTTCAAATCCAGATGATTTTTCAAATATGGATTTTTTCATAATAGGTGTTTCGGAAACCTTTTGTTTTTGTTGGTTCACCAAATTCGGATTGTATTTTAAAAACCATTCATCATATTCACGCGTACCCTTCTTATTAAACAATTCTTTAAATTTCTCTACTTTCTTAGCACGTATATCTTCAATAGTCGGCTGTTTTCCATAACAATCAATGGTGAAACGTTTCAAAAGGCCTTTCTGGCTCAATCTGTTTTTCTGCTGAACACGAAATAAAAACGTAGCCATACAAAGAATACGCTCTTTTTTGTAATAATCTTTTTTCGCATACAAAAACGCCAAATAAAATGTAAGCATCGTATCAATTGTCGCAACACATACTTCTATGTTATTGCCCAGCACAAGTTTATTATAACTGTGACACGCAATGGGTTCATAAATAAATGCAACCGCAATATTGTCTACACGAACTTCTATATGTCTGGGTATTAATTCGCCAATATTCGCATGCTGAATAAACGTCAGATGTTTAAATCCGTGTTCTTCCAATCGCTCTTTTAAAATAATAGCCGATCTATCAATATCCTCTAATATAACGTCAAAATCCGGAATCTTTTTAATAATTCGCTGTTCTTCTTTCTTCATATATCTGGAATACAATGTGCACGCATATCCGCCAAAGAAAATGGCCGACATCGATGTAAGAGTGTCTCGTATAATAATGTGAAGATCTTCGTGAGACACATTACTTGATTTGAAACTATTTTTATCCATTACTCTTTGGAAACTGATATTGTTACAGTTTATTCTAGGGTTTAGAGGGTAATGTTTATTCAACAACACCATTCGCTTATATATTTTTTCCCATCGACTCACATCACCGGCGGGACGCGAGAGTTCCAAAAACATATTCATTCTCAAAAAATTGGGCGACGCATATTTGATTCCAGCAATTTTAATACTGTCTTTTAATAATTCATCAAAAATCACTTCATCTAAATGTGTGATGTCTGCAATGGGGATGAAATTAACGAAAACTTTATAAGTCCCGAAATGCATTCCCGCCTTTGCCTCTACTTCAGTGTATCCATTTTCCGCGTAAATATCCGCCAATTCTTTCGCAATATCCATCGCATTTTTGGAATAAAAATCGTAATCGGGTATTTCTATATCGCGATTATAAAATTGTTCTGATTTTGGTAATATATTGTTTATTGCAGTTCCACCATAACATATTAAAGGTCTTGCTTGTAGGAAATCCTCTAAGATCTTTATTACTTTTTTCACGTCTTCATTGGTAGCAATTTTTTGTCCTTGTACTTTTTCACTTTCGTCGACAGCATCTCTCAGAATAGCAAGCTCGCATTCTTGAAACGTCATTTTGTCTAGACAACTTTTGTTATCATAAACGCTGGACATAATCTATATATAATTACAGGATTTATTATTATTTATCTTCGGATATTTTCGCCGAATTTTTGCGGTTTACAATTGCAATAAATGTAGAGACCGGCATAAAAGACGATCTATTCTCGTTAAATAGTTGTTCATATTCAGCCAAGTTTTTATCAGATTCATAAAATTTATAGAGGAGGAATTGGGGGAAATATGATTTGATGGTTTCTTCGGGTTCGGGCGAACTGATTTCGTCAAATTGGGATGGTGCAATCATCATAAATGTTGATATATCCGATGTATTTCCGGAAGGCGCGGGCATAACTTTGGTTTTACCAATTTTATCGAAATCAGTATAGAGGAATTTGGCTAATTGTGTGGTTCCGCTCTCTAAATCAATATATTTATCTAAGGACAAACACCCTGTTTCATCGGCACCACAATTGGTGTAATTTTTATAATCGGGAGAACTCGATTTGTCCATGATTATTACCACTTTACCCATAATATTACGCAACGGAGTACTGCTATTGATTGGTTCGGTTAATAATCTGGAATTAAAAGCGAAATCAATGGCCTTGGCGATTCGTTGGTAAGCCTCTCGTAAATTATTTTTCACTCGCAAATGGATAAATATGGGGTCATTTGGAGACGGCGAATCCGACGAAAATGCACTACCACCAATCATATTCAGTGCACTGGTCAATTTAAGCCGATATGGTTCGCGATTATTAGTTCCTAAACTAGAGAATTCGTCATCATTTGCAAATGAAATATATTCGGATCCCTCTCTTGTATAAATTTCAAAGTCAAGCAGACGACATCCGCGATTTAATACATAGCGAATAGCGTGGGTGCTTGCATATTTACCACTAATACCACTATTGTATGACGATTTCACAATGAACTCGCGTAGAGGCAAATCCAATTGTGTCTCTGGTATTGCTTGAATAGATACCCCATTATTAGGTAATTGTTTCACTTCTTCTTCGGGATTAACGGCAGAGCGTATTGCGAAACCCTCGGATGCAGTCGCTTTTTTAATTTCGGCATCTGCGCGTTTTCGATTCTCATATCGCTGTGTGAACAGGCGATGCAAGATGTAAAATGTGATTATAATTATGAATAAAATAAGGATCTTTTTGTAAATATGCATTATACAATAAGAACATAATATTTATCGGTCAGAAAATAGTTAAAAATAATAAAGATATACAATATAATAATGGCCGGTGGATTATTAAATATTATATCAGAAGGCAATAATAACCTAATATTGACTGGAAATCCGACTAAAACTTTTTTTAGAGTCACTTATTCTAAATATACGAATTTTGGTATGCAGAAATTTCGCATTGACTATGATGGTCAGCGCGATCTTCGATTATCCGAACCATCAGTATTTTCGTTTAAAATCCCCAGATATGCCGAATTGCTGATGGATACCTATATTGTAGTCAATATACCGCATATTTGGAGTCCCATTTATCACCCGTGTGCTGAGACCAGTTATAAGTGGGCGCCTTACGATTTTAGATGGATACAAAATTTGGGTACAAATATGATTAAAGAAATCGAAATCAAATGCGGCAATTTTACCTTACAGAAATATTCCGGCGAATATTTAGCCGCCGTTGTAGAGCGTGATTTTGATGCTACTAAAAAAGATGCGTTCAACGAAATGTCCGGTCATACATATGCTTTGAATAATCCGGCAAATGCCTATAGGCGAGCAAATTGTTATCCGTCTGCATTTTATTCCGGCGAGAGTGTAGGTGAGGAGCCATCTATCCGCGGACGAAACATATATATTCCGATTAATACTTGGTTTACACTAGATAGTAGATGCGCGTTTCCCCTTGTCGCTTTGCAATATAATGAGCTACATATTAATGTGACTATGAGACCGATTGAAGAATTATTCCAAGTGCGCGACGTGTTTGATTATGAAAACCTATTTCCATATGTGCGCCCCGATTTCACAAAACCGCAGTTTCAAATGTATCGCTATTTACAGACGCCTCCATCGGATGATATAAGTCCTGCAAATTATCCGAATAAACTAACAGGATGGAATGCCGACATTCATATTTTAGCAAATTACTGTTTCTTGTCCAAAGAAGAAATTCGCACTTTTACTGGCGAAGACCAAATCTATTTAATTAAAGATGTTTCTGAATACAATTATGAGAATGTGACTGGATCTAAGCGAATAAAGGTTCAAACAACCGGAATGGTTGCAAATTGGATGTGGTATTTACAGCGCAATGATGTGTTTTTACGCAATGAATGGAGCAATTACACCAATTGGCCATACAGAAATATTCCTCAGAATATTACATCGGCAAGTCAAGATCCGGCGCCCGGAAGCACACTTGGAATCGGAAAGGGTCCTCTACTTAATCCAGATGAGTCCAATACTGGTATTTTCGTTTCTGGAATTTTTAATGTGGAAAATCAGAAAGAGATATTAGAGACAATGGGTATCTTGTTTAATGGCGAATACCGCGAAAACGTATTGACTCGTGAAGTATTTGATTATGTGGAAAAATATACTCGCACTGGCGGATTCGCCAACAATGGTATTTATTGTTATAATTTTTGCCTGAATACAGATCCGCACGAATATCAACCATCGGGTGCAGTGAATATGTCTAAATTCAAATCTGTTGAATTGGAAATCAACACGTATGTGCCGCAAATAGATACAATTAATTCAAATTATCAAGTCCAATGTAATCCAGATGGAACCGTAATTATTAATGCTGCATCGTGGCGCCTCTATGAATACAATTTTAATATGAAATTATTTGAAGAGCGATATAATATTTTGTCGTTTATTGGTGGATATTGTGGGTTGTTATATGCGAAATAAGTTTAGCCGCTAATATATAGAGGATGTCTATACAAAATGAAATGTATAATCTAGAGCAAAATAATTATAAGCAAATACAATTATTGAAATCAATTTATAATGAATC